CTCATCAACTTCTTCATCAGTTGCTTCGTCTAGGTCGTCATCTTCTGACTCGTCTACTTCTTCGTCAGTAGTTTCTTCAACTTCTTCTTCTGACTCTAAAATACTACTATAAATTTCACGTGATTTTTCTACCACGATTTCGTGAAATAACTCTTCTGCACCTGCTTTGTCTTCGGCAATCAGGCGCTCAAGCATTTCTTCAAACTTTGCGCGATCAGTCATTGTTATCTCCTTTATATCTTTACAAGGCTGTCTATTATATTTACACATAATTTAAAAAAGTGCGCAGAAATAGGCGATTTTCCGCCTATTTTGTACGCACTTATGAAATTTTAAATATTTTTTTAAATTTTTCTACTGTAATATGTTCTAAATTGTCTAATCCTATTAAAGCATCAGGAACAAAGGAGTTCACTGTTTCAACTACTCTTATATATCTCTTAGATGGAAATCGTTTTATTACCATAGAAGTCTGTCTTTGCCAATTTCCGTAATAAGTTGCACGATCATTTACTTTTTTATAGTTGTCTGTGCCACTGTAAATGTTGTTTACTAATTCGTTTTTAACACCTATACCTACATAATCGAAGCCTAAAATATACACCGTTTTAGCGCCATTATGACTTGCAAAGTTAAGTGCAGTAGGTCCACTACTCCAACCTAAATTAGGATTAAAAAGGTTTATTCCTTTTAATTCTCTTGTGTATTTGTTTGCATTTGTCCAAACATTATTTGTTTCTTGTGCGCCAGCAGTAGTAATTTCTCTAATCATTTTAGTGTCAACTGCTATCAAATAGTCCGGGGTAAATTCTCGATACAGTGCATTGCATCCATATATCGTTCCGTGTCCGACTAATTCTTGCACATTAATTTTTGCTCTGCTTGTACCATTTCCTAAAACAAATGCAATGTCATGTGTTGGCAAAGGAGTGTTGTCAATTTTTGTAACACCTCTTGCACGAGGTATGTGACTTGGAACACTTTGAGGTTTTGTTTTAGGTTTTGGCGGAGGAGGAGGAGAAACAGGTTTTTGCACTTGAGGTGCTTTTTTCCAACCTTTTTCTTGTCTTAATCTTTGTTTACGTTGTTCAGGAGTTTCACCAGGCAAGTATTCTTTGGGCAAGTGTTACTCCTTAAATGGCTTCTTCGCCGCCTTGTGCTGCTAATCCGTACATTGCCCTTACGTACTCTAATTCTTTTGTTGCTTCTTTACGATGCATTTCGTCTGCTCGTCTGGCTTTGTTAATATCTTTTAAAGTTAAACGAGTTTTTCTTGTGTCATCAAGATTTACTACGCTTTCGTCATTGTCCTCATTATAACGATCGTCTTCAACTGGTTCCATGGTGTTTTTATCAAAGTAATATAATTCACGTAGTATCATAGTAGTATTTATGCGCTAAAAGGATCAGATGCTCCTTCGTCGCCTCCTCCTGTGTCTGCTCCTGCTGCAATATCTGCATCAGTATCAAGTTCGTCTCCGGTTGCTGCTTCTGTATCGTCTGTAATGTCAGCACCGTTAATACCTGCATCACGTAGTTGTGCTGCTGCATCTGTTTCGCCTGCTGCAAAGAATTCATCGTTTTCTTCACGCCATAGTCGTTCATTTTCTGCAATTTCTTCTTTGCTTAGTCCTAAGAAACGACTTAATGCAAAACGATTTGAAATAAACGGAATTTGTTGCATCTGTGCAAATGTACTAATGCGATTACTGTCAAGTTCTGCTTGACGATAACTTGCAAAGTTTTGTGGAGGTTGTAATCTTAGATCAAACATTGCTAGATCAATGTTTACACCTTTTTGACTTAGATATAGTTTAAACTCATTGTTAAACACATCTGTGATCATGCTTTGCAGACGTTCGCAATAATTGTTGAAGCGTAGTTCTTGAATGTATGCTGTCCCCACACGTCCATCATTATATTGTGAAGCACTATCATCTGCTCCAGTTGGTAGGTACGAACTAGGGATACGTAAGCCGCGTAGCAACTTATTAGTGAAGTATTTAAGGTCATCAATTTCTCCTAGGTTAGTACCACCAGGAAGTGTTTCAACTTTTGATCCTCTACCTTCAGCAGTTTGTGGAAAGAAGTAGTCTTCGTTGATTGACAAAGGGTTGTATGATGAGTCTATAACTGTCTGACCACCGCCTGTCTTGGATGGGATTCGTCTTTGGTGTATTTCTGTCTTCACACGTTCTACAAACTGCATAGCCAAGTGTGAAGGCATATTGCCCACATCAACGTAAAAAACACGTCTTTCAGGCGCTCGCTGCACCCTATAGATAATAATTGCATCTTCTAATAATTCTTTTTGTTTGTAAACTTTAAAAATACTTTCTAGCAAACTATTACCAAATGGATAGTTTTGATCTAAACCTTCGCTCATTGACAAATGAATCATGTGATTTGCATCAATTGCTGTTTCATTTGATTCGTTACTAAATCTGCTTGAGTTTTGATCAGGTGTTCTGCCTGACATGTATTTGTTATCAAGTGTTTGATAACCTTGTGTGTTAGCACCAGGACCATAAGCAGTGTTAGTGTTGATCTTTGTTGCTGCCAATGCTTCAAAGCCAATGTTAATGTCTTTAACAATATACTGCTCAGGGCGTTTGCCTTCACTTTCGTTTACAATAATTTTTGTTACGTTTGCCGGATCAACGTGAAACCATTTTTTAGTTTCAGGATCTCTAATAAAAAACTGATCGCCATACTTGAAAGTGTTACGAATAATTTTAAACATACGTGTTTCAAAGTCTTGGATTTTGCACCATTGTTTAAGCATTTGTCCAAGAATTTGTACTTCAGTGTTGGTTGCTGATTTAGAAAATTCAATTTTAAAAGGTGTTGAGTTTTCTTTATTCTTTTGAGAACAAAATTCAGCAAGAATATCTAATGCAGCATTTACTTCACTGTCGTTGTCCATTGTGTTGTATTGACCGTAACGTTCAATACGATTAGGCGAGCCTACATAAACATCAGGTAAATGTGAACTGTAATTGGCAGCCGCAGGACCTACTCCTTGTCCTTTAGTAAAACTAAAAGGTGAGTAACTACCGCCTGTGTTCATTGATGTTGGTACTGGTGTAAAATATTTTTTCCAACTCATGCCATCATATCCGTTCCTAATTTTCTAATGCCTCTAGCAGTCTTTTCTTGATGCTGTACACTCACAGTCATCAAGTCCCTAATTTGTGCTGTAAGTGTATTTAGTTGGTTAATAGCACCTGGAAGGTCGTTTACGGCACTTGCTTCGCTAGGGTTAAGAACACGTTCACCTTGGTGAATTTTTGCCACAGTATCTTTTGGTTCTGTTGTTTTACCTGTTGCTTTTAGTGTACCAACACGCCTTGTTGTAGTTTGGAAAAATTGTGCTAATTTTTCTTTATAATCAGGTCCAAAGTTTGCAATTAAGTCTGCTTCACTCATATCACCTGCTTGTCTCATAAGGTTTTGCATAGCAATACCTCTATCAATTCCCCAGCCTACCATGTTAGTTAACATTGGAGCATTTTCAGAAAACAAACTGCCTTCTGGAATCATTGATTTCAAATCCATCGCAGAATACTGATTTTCTGGTAACTGTTCTAACATTGTTTTAAATCCTGCAGAAGTTACTGGACCTTGTCCTGAAATAATTCTTTCTGCAACATCTGATGCAATTTGATCATGATCTATTCCTAGTAAACTAGATCCTGGAATTTGTGCAATTAATTGAACTAGATAATCCATTACATATTGGAAATATCCGCCAATTGTATTTTTTAAATCTTCTCCCATCGGACCGTTGAAAAAATCTTGTATTCCTTCAACTGCTTTTGATAAGATTTGTTGTCCTATACTAGTTGCGCCTTGTTCCAAGCCTATTGCATCTTGAATGTTTTGCCAAACTGTTTTTTCTCCGTCCCAGCCAAGTGTGCTAAAGATCAAACTCTTTGCATCTTCCATTAGACTTACAAAACCGTTTTTAATTGTGCCTAGCAAGCCACCTTCGCGACTCATACCCATTTCATCATTAATTGGACCGAGGAACATGTCTAGGAACCAATTTTTTAATCTAGTTCCTAACTCGCCTACTCGATCTTTAAACACAGTAAACGGTTGTTCACTAGATGTCATGTCGTTAACTAAATTAGTTGCCCATGCAACTGCCA